CGGTTGAAGACCTCCGCGCTCGCATACGTGTTCGGCAACGGGCCGAACCCTTCCGGCCCATCCGTCCGCACGTCCCCGGCGCCGAGGTCCGCCGTCTCAGTCATGGCAAACGAACCTACCGAAGGGATGCCGAACAACTCGTTGCACAGGTTGCGCCACGTCCAATCGTATGCCCGCGCCTTCGTCGCATCGTCGCAATCCAGCGTCCCTTCCCCAGCGACTGCCCCCTCGACCATGCACCGCAGCATCCATTCGGCTTGCAACGGTTCATCGGACAAGAACAAAGCGTCCCCGGCATCCTCCAGGTCGTCTTGATCAACCTTGACCTGCGGGAGCAACTTGACGAAATGAAAATGCGGGATGATCGCCGGTTGCCGAGCCGAATCCCCATAGCGCGTGTAACCATCCCAACTCTGCGCCCCGTCGCCCGGCTTGACCCCGCTCACGTCGTGTTTTTCCTGCCACCGCTCGAACAAGTACAACCGCAAATTCCTCTCTTCGCACGCGAACGGTTCGTCCCTGATCGCATTGAAATCCCAGCCGTTCGGCGACGTTGCTCCGCCCGGCGTCCCCGTGTTCGTCGTCAACCAGCCGCTGGTCGAGATGGTGTCCGGCGCACCCCCCGTCTCCCCGGACGTGTTCCGCAACCGCCCCATGAGACGCACCTTCCTGATCTCCTCGTTCCCCCTCCACACCGTCTCGATGCTCCTGATCTCGATCGGCGGTTCGTACACCCGGCACGACTTCGCGAAATTGATCCTGTCGGCGTCTGTTAGTCCTGTCTTCAGATAGGTGTGATTGACGTATTTGTCATCGAACGTCTTGGCGTAGTTCCACCCGCTCGGAGCTTGGCCAAACAGGTTCGTGTCCAGATCCGCTCCCCGGTTCGTATGCCGGTTGAAGTCGTCCGTGTCTGCTGCGCTGACTCTGTCATCGACGTAACAGCGGTTGATGTCCGGGAAATGGTCCCCGTAATTCTCCGCCTCAAGCTCGCTCGGCTCCGGTACCGTGTACGGTTTGAGCCACACGCCCATGACCCAACGCGAGTTCTTTCCTTGAATCAGGTTCTCGTCTTCTGCGTCCGGCGGCACGCGCTGGACCGTCATGCCGGTGAACAGGTCGATGCTCGGGTCGCCCAGATCCTCCGGGTTCTCCATCGAATATTCGTCGGTCCTCGGATTGGGTCTGAAATACAGGATCGAGTCCCCGCCCTCGACCTCATAGTCCACGAACTGGAACCGGTTCATGATCCGCACCGTCTGGTACATCCGGCGTGCAGCATCATAGACTGCGTTCTCATTCACGCTGGTCGGTTCCGAGATGTTCGGCTCGTCTGCCGGGTTGAGGATGATCCCCTCGGCATTGTACGCCTCCCAAATCTCTCGGCTGTCTTCCTCCTCAGTCCCAACCCCGTCTATGTGGACGCCGTCGCCAACCAGCCGCGCCCCGGCTTTGCGCGTGACTACGTAGCGGTCGTACCACTCCGGTTTGCACGCTTGGAGTTCGGTCGCCATGATGAGGATCGACTCGCCGGCATCGAGCGTGGTCGCTTCGTCCAACTCGACGTAGACGGAGGCCATCCGCGAGTCGTCCAGCTTGACGATCTCCCCGTCAACGGATGCCGACAGCTTCATCTCCCCGCCGCCCCACTTCATCGTCACCGGCACGGTCTTGTCTGCATCCTCCGTCCGCAAGACGATGAACAAGTGGGTCGCCAGGAACCCTTCGTGCCATGAATAATGGGTTGACCCGGCATCGCACTGGAGTTTCTGGCTCGCTGCCCAGACTCCAGCGCCCAAGCGCCATGTCGGGTATATCGCCGTGATGGATTCCCCGGCCTGCTGTCCGTAGTTCGGAGCAAGGTAGTTCTGCTGCGTGTAGTACGCCTGATCGTCGAACGCTTCATCGAGGTTGTAACCAGGAACAGACCGTTGCGAATCCGCGCCCCTGAACTCCCGGTTGAACCCGTTCACGACCCGCCGCACCTGATCCCCGTAATCGTGGGCGAGATGGCTGACTTGCTCGTACGGCCCCTCGATCCAGTCGTTGCGCGGGAACAGCATCGTCGCCCCGTCATTGAATACGCACCACCAGCCCACTGGCAACTCGTAATGGACGAGCAGATGGCGGCAATAGTCCGGCGTGTCGCCGTCGTTCGGGCACGCTCCGGAATAACCGGACCCAGAACTGCACGGCACAGCGCCGGTGAGCGGGTCGTAAGCGTCCTGGCACAGCAAGCAAGTCCCCTTGAGCGTGACGACGTGATAATCCGGGATGGTCAACGTGTCGTCATCGTAATAGTCCGAGTCTGCCGGGCCGGATGGCTTGTTGTTCACTGGCGGGACGTCCGGGATGCTGGTCGTGTCCCGGACCGCCGTGAACTTGATTTCGAGGTTGTCCCGCGTCGGCGTGTTGCACTGCCCATCACCGTAGCCGAGCCCGATGCATGGATACGTGCATTCATGGCTCAGTTTGCTCGGTCCAGGGAGGAATCCGCCGTAAGTCAGCCCATACACCCCATCCTTCCGGTAAGCCAGCTTGACGAACTCCATCGCCAGTTCCCTCGCTGGCGAAGATTCGTAACCGGTGAGCGGGTCCACGGCACCCCGCGCCCCGACCCCGTTCATCCACCGCTCCTCTGGCGTGTCTGCGTTCAGACTGTAGGGAACCGTGCGCAACCGAAGCGACTCGTTGTCCAACCCGGCTTGCACGTTCCCGTACACCCAGGCCATCATCGGGTTTTGCATGTTCGGCCCCTCCGGTTCCGGGAGCCCGGTATCGCCCACACCTGCCGTCGGCCATTGCGCGACGTGCGGTTGCAACGCCTGCATGACCTCGAAATATTCCGCCTCAGAATGCCACAACGGAACCGGATCGTCGCTCGGGGCGAGCATCGAACGGTAAAGTCCGAGGAGGTATTCGCAGATCCGCCAGCAGGCGTCACCGAGCCCGGACAAGATCCGCTCGTTGACAGCCGCCGCGAACAGGTTCCAGTCGGCAGACGTTATCGCCGCGCCCGGCTCGACCCGTCGCGCCCGCGTGAACCCGTTGGCGAGGTTCGACCGCTTGCGCATCTCGGCCCATTCGTCCTCCAACGCCTGCCTGATGAGCGGAATGAGCATGTCATGCCCAGACGATAGTTATGTCCTCCACTCCAGCACACGTGACGGTCAAATCGCCGTTCGTAACGCATCCATATTCAAGCGATTGAGCCGGTGTGCTTGCCGCGATGACAGCCAACGTTCCACCACCATCCGCAACGGTTATCGCGCCAGCCGCGACTTTGTTCAGGACGATGCGGAACAAGAAACTGCTGCCAGCAAACTCGCCGCTGCTCGATCCTGTGAGATGAACAGCGGCACCTTGAAGTGGAAGGACAGCCTGAATGACGTTCGTCGCATCGGTGTAAACGACGAACGTTTGACCGCTGACGCTCTGCGCGATCTTGTGCGTGGTCGTGGTCCAAGCCATAGGTTATGCTTCGTCCTGGATGGCAACCACCTTGCATTGTGCGATGGTTGGTGCGGACACAGCGATGAGATGGAAAGCACCTTGTGTCACAAAAACGACCGCCCTGCCAAACGGAACATAATGAGTCGCCAACGGTGCCCAATACAACGTGTCTGATCCAGGCGTCTTTACGACACTGTCCGTTCCGTTCACTTGAATACACCGGTACCAAGTGTCAGTCGAGGTGTGATACACCACGTCATTGACGACGTATTCTACTGCCAACGCGTTGTATGTGATGCCGAGAGCATCGACTGTAAGAGCGAAGTCTGTCACGAGGCATACGTAATCGACAGCATTGTCGTAATTCTCCAGATACAGCCAATATTTCTTCGCCGCATTTACTGAGCCGATATAACCCGCTGCCCCAATGTCTTTGTAACTTGTCGGAGACGTGGCTGTGAGCGTCGGCATACTCTCGAACTTCGCCCCGTTGGTCGCGAGACACGTCGCGCTGCTCGTCTTCGTCGCCGTCGCCAAACTCAAACTGTTGTACGTGAGGCTTGCGCTCACGTTGACCGCTAATGTCGTTGTCATGATCGTTTCCTTTCTCGTTTATCCCCACCGCGCCGGACCGCTCCGACCGGTTCCTTTTCCAAATCCCTGTTTCAATGCAGTCATCGGGTCCACCTGGACCGTCATGCCCATCTGCGTCTGCGAATGCAATAACCCTGGACCGGCAGCGCCCATCACGGATGCCCGCGCCATGCGGTGCATCTGCGCGATCTGCGTCGTGATGCCATCTTTCGGCAATGGTGCGATTTCAATTGGTCTGATCATCCTAAGTCCTCCGTTCCAGGTTGGTTGCCGAATATCGCATCCTGAGCCACCTTCGGCCATTGGATGCAGGTCGCATCTGCTTTCGTTCCACGCAGAGTAATACCTACCGGTAACGGATCATTCGTCCTCATAGAATCGTAGAACACTCTTGGGTCGAATTGACCGGCAGCAACGTTGAATGTCTCGCCCGGCGAAATGACCCACGGCCAAATGTACGGCTCGAACCATTCGACAGCCCAGAACTCCTGATGAATCATCCACCGCGAGTCGTTCGTCTGGTCTATGTTCGGCGGGGTCTTGATCCACCAGAATCTTGGCAGGCTCGGCACGTCGAGGAGTTGTTGCATGTCATCATTCAGTCCCGGCTCCGACTCGATGAGCGCGTTGTAACTGAATGCGTAGCCGACACGCCAGTAAGACGCCTTGAAATCAGACCCGATAGTCACGTTTCCGAACTTGTTTCGCGGGAACACGACGGACGTTTTCCGCAGCGTGTATTGGAACTGAGGGACAGACGTCACGCCTTTGCACAGCAACCGGTAAAGTTGGTTCGCGTACCACAGCGTGGCTGTTGACGGGGTCGATGATGCTCCCGTTATCGGGTTTGCCTGAGTTATCAGATTCCCAGAAACATCTTCGCACGCCGCCCGCGTGAACAAAGCATTTTGCAATGCCGTCATGTCAGTCGTCGGAGCTTGGAAGTTTTGCCAGAACGTATTCGTCATCGGGCCGAGGGCATTCTCGTAAAGCAGCGAAGCGACCTGAATGCGGCGGATCATGTCCGGGAATTCCCGGAACGCCCACATTGTCTTCTTGCACCACAAGACGGATTCAGTGCCAAGGTTCGCGTGCAATCCCCACGTCGTAAGCAGCGGGTCTCTCGGGTACAACCCGGCATAGTCGTCCGAATAGTAAACGATCCGCATCCTGATCAACGGGCCTTCTGGTTGAAGATGAACTTGGAATGGCTTGTTCTGATAGTCGCCGACTATAATCGCAAGGACGGTCTCGACATTGTCCGCTGGCCCGCTGTACATGAGCATCTGCTGCCAGCGCGTCGTTGGGTCCCACGTTCTCATGCGAGGCTCCTGCACCCATCCGTAACCGCCGATCTGGTTGACGAATGTCGCCGTCGTCCAATATCCAGGAAACGTGATCATGTTCGCGTTATCGGTTTGCCACCGCCGCCAATGTCGCCGAACAAGCCTTTATCGGCAAGATCAGACATCTTCTTCGTTAGTTCTTTCATGGCATTGATCATCTCGGTCTGCGTGATGTCCTGGCGATTGATCCTGATTGCCTCGCTTGACGTCGCGTAAAGCCCCATCTTCGCCATGTCGTTGGTCGGGCCTTGCGCTCCGAGCGCGCCGCGAGCGTTGTCCATCCAGTACCGCAATTCACCGATTGACGGTTTGTTTTTGATGTCCTCCTTCCACATGTCTACGGCGGCGGTTACTCCAGCGACTGACAAACCTCTGTCTTTCGGTCTGTACAATCCGCCCGTTAATGCTTGAGCAACTTTATCCATCACCCCAGGAAGCACTGCTCCGGTTTTCATGAATCCGCCAACCATGTTTACAGCTAAGTCTCCAACTTTGTCGGCTGCCCACATGTATGTTTTGGTTTTGAACTGTTCCCATGTGGCTTCAGCTTTCAGCAACGGGCGAGATTTTTCCATCGCCACTGCCGGGTTGACGTACTGTGCCATCTCCAACTCGCGTTGGCGCGCCGGGTTCCTCATGAGCCCTTGCCTTGCCCCGTAAAGCATCATGCCGCCTGCCGACAACCCGGCAGCCCCAATCGCCCCAACCCCGAGTCCAAGGCCAACGCCAACAGTCCCGAGCCCGAGCGCCGAAGCGATAGTTGCAATGCTCATCGCTCCTCTTCCCATCGCGCCGCCGACACCTCCAAGACCGATCCGATTCATCATTGCCTGGAACACCGCTATCTTCCCACCGATGCGTTGCAGATATTCCTTTTCTTGCCGCTCACGATTCTTCAGGTTCTTTTCGTGTTCTTTAGCCCGATCTGATTCCTCTTTTCTGACATTCTTGTGGTACGCCTGCCATGCCTTGGCTTCTTTCTCCAAGTCGCGTTCGGATTGCTGTTTCTTCTTGTGCTTCTCGGCCTCTTGATTGAGTTCTTCCTTGTACAGTCGCTCTTCGTATGCGCGATCCTTTTTCCTCAGTTCAGCGACTTTTCGTTGCTGTTTCTCAATGAGTTGTGGCGAATAGAAGCCAGCGGACTGCATCGTTTCGAGTTCGCGGATTTCCTTTGCCAGTTGCGCTCTGAACGGACTCGTCAAACCACCTTTGCCGCCTTGAGCCGTACTCTTCATCCGCTCCAACGCTTCGGACACTTCGTTCGTTTTGCGGATGACAGCATCCGACTTCGCAACGTAATCCTGGACGTCCGACTGGAACCGTACTTTGTAACTTTGCTCGTCCTCAGGCATCGCTCGGTTCCTCCTGCTTCTCAGCCGCCGGTTCTTCCGGTTTCTGCTCCGCCTGTTTCTGCAACGCGAGAAGGTGAGCTTGCAACGCCATCTCCTCTTCCGAACACCAGACGACAGCCCCCAACTCCTCCTGCAACGCCACGTTCTCCCACAGCACGGTCTTGACCCGCTGGCTTAATGCCTCGCGTTCCGTCATCCCATGAGCCTTCGCCCGGCGCAACAGAGACAGCCAAAACGGTTGGTTCAAAACCTCCGACGCGCCGGAACCGCCCGAGGACCGTTCGCGGAACGAAGGGCGCTCCGTCGTCCAGCGGATATACTCGCGCCACGTTGCCAGCCCGCGCTCGAATGCGGACCCGTTCCTTGCCGTAAACATCAGCTTAGCCTGGAACCAGAGGTTCGCCTTGCGGACGTCCCGAGCCGCAATCCAATGTGGCCGCGTCGTCACGTAAACCGCCATCGCAAGGTCCCCTGCTCCGACCTCGTCATCCGGCAAGCACAGCCTGCCCAGCTTTGAAAGAAGGAGCCAATGTCCGACCTCCATCGGCAACAGAACCCGGCCCAAGCAACGGAAGCTCGGTTGGAACAGGGTGTCGAGGAACTGGCGTTCTTGGCTCATGGGTCTGTTGGTGGGGTATAGGTCGGACCGCCAGCGAATACGGGTTCCACCTTCGCAGTTGGAGCCGCATCACAAGAAGAGCCGTGTTTGACGCCACGATGTTCCCGCCGACGTACCTCCATTGGCCCAGGAACACTGCCGGGCATGGTATGTCGGCGATGGGCGTGATGACGACCAACGCCATCGGGGGCGGGAACGTCGCCATCGCGATTATCCCCATCGGGTAGAACGTCACCTCGCAATTGTGCTGCTGCCGGTACGGCGTCACGCGGACCACGTCGCCGCGTGTGTCGATCTGCTCCGCGAGTTGGAACTGGTCCTGGACGACGTTGCCTATCGGCTCGATGACCCCATACCCTTCGACTGCCCCGATGTTCGGGACGCCGAGGATCGTCGTCTGCCCGATGTAAGTCTGGTAGGCCACACTGTGTTAGGCCGGTGTGAGCAGCGCCCACTTTCGGCACGGCAGCGTCATGGTCATGAGCCCATTCGCTGTGAGGTTCATCGTTCCGCCGCCGATATATGTGAATGATTGAGTGGCGACAAGAGTCGGTAACTTATCAGGAGACGTTGCTGACGAAGGAGAACCTGATGTCAACGTGACTGTCGCGAGCGGGTCCGGGAGCGTAATGGCTTGGTAATCGCTTGCCGCATAGTCTGCCCCGGCTTTTACTGGAATGGGATAGAACGTGAGACTGATTTCATCTCGCTGATTGTGCAACACAAATCCGGTGACTTTGTTGATTCCGTTGGTTTGTTCAACAAGAGTCGCCTCATCGGAAAACGCAATTGAAATCATGTCTGCACTGGCAATTCCTGTTAAAGCGACAGTGCCGTTTGCCCCGAATACAGTTACATTCGGGAGTGGGTAAATATCTGCCATAGAGCCTCCTTATGTAAGAGCCACGCCGTTGTATTGTCGGAGCGGGAGTGTCATGGTCATCAATCCCCCTTGTTGAAAATCCATTTTACCGCCTCCGATGTAGTTGTATGCCCCGAGAACAGTAGAAGGAACATTCGCCTCGGTTTCCAGCCCACCGGTTGGCGTGGTCTGTTCAAGCGTGATCACCGTTCCAAGCGGCGGGAGTTTTATCCCTTGGAATCCAGCAGTGGTTTGCGCCGTCGGCAACGGGTAAAATGTCAAGGTAAGATCATCCCTGATATTGCTTCCTACGACTCCAGCAATGTTGCCTTCACTGTTCGGTTGTTCCGTAACGGTGAAGTTGTTGTTCAACGCCACGCTGATCATGTCCACGGAGGTAACACCCAACGCCGTTTTTCCTGCTGTGTTCGGCCCCATGTTCGCTCCGAATACCGTCACCAACCCCTTTGGATAAATCTTTGGATAAATGTTCGGCATATCGTCCTCCTCAAGTTAGCAATGTCGGGCTCGCCGCCTCGACATACAAGATCGTCCGCGTCTGCATCACCAAAGCGTGGCTGCACGTCATTTGATCTGACTGGACCCGCGTGATCCGGTTCACCCGCAACGGAGCCCACCCGTCGTCAGGCGTCTTCGCGTCCAGAACGGCCAGCGCCATCTCGCACGCCCGCATCGCCGTCATGTACTCGCCCCGGTTCGTCCGGTTGATGGACGGCGTCTCGATTGCTTGGGCCGTCACCGTAGCGGCCCACTCCGTCGCCCGCTGCCGCTCCATCTCCGGTGTCTGGACGAGCCAATAGAGCCCTGTAGCCGCGTTCAAACGCTGCATCTCGGAGATGTAATCTCCGATCTGGTCAATCACGATGGGCACCTTGTCTTGCTCGAACCTGTAATGCGTGTCGATTAGTTTCGCGACCCCGTATTGGAGTCGCGCAACCAATCCGCAACTGTTGACAGCCGTCAGGACGGCATTCTCGTCAACGTATTCCTGACCTATGGTCCAAGGAACGATCATCGCTTCTTCGGTCTTGTCGCGATTGCCTCATCGAGCAGTTTGGCGGCGATGGGGTCAGCGGTCCGCACCGAAGCCATGCTCGGCCCGAGTGCAAGGTCGAACCCTCGGATCAGCCCGGCCACCACGGCTTGGTAGTACTCGGACTCCACGATCTCGACCGTGTGCCCGGTCCACAGGTCCGAGAACGACAGAACCGTGCCCAGGATCAGTATGCCCTCCGACGTTTCCAGCTTGTCCTTCAGATCCGTGGCTTCGAGGATCGACACGATTGCCGGGCCGTCAATGTTGCCCGCCGCCTGCAAGGCCGTCAGGGCCTGGACGGCTTGCCGCAACTGGTCCGCGTTGCCCTGCTTGACGATCTCCTTGCCGCCAAGGTAGGCGCCCAGGGCCGTCACGGACTGGACCCTGGCGGGCGTGATGACCGCGCCCCAGTCCGTCGTTTTGCAGCCCACAACCAAGAGGCTAAGGGCCGCGATTGCCATCAGTAATGCTCTCATCATTTCGTTTCTCCGTTTCGTTTGCGCTGGAAGTAGCTGGCGAACACCATCGCCAGGATCGCAGCAGTTGTGTCTTTCTGAATCACTCCGTTGACCGCGCAATAGGCAAAGACGAACGCGCAGGCGATTGTCAGGACCCACTGGCCGCTGGTCACCTTCTCGATTATTCGGTTGATGTTCTCTGGTGTCATGGTGTTGCTCCAGCAGCCGCAGCTTGAATGATTGCGCTTACATTAGACTTCACAGCTTTGTAAGATACCCACCGCGATTGAAAGTGAGCCCTAGCCGCTCGCAGTTTTGATCAATCTGAAACTCTTGGTTGTCAGCCAAGAATTCTCGCACAGCGCGCCGTGGCCCACCGTCAAGCATGTCGGTTGAAGTGTCCTCTACTATAAGGTAATCTCCGGATGCCAGAAAACATGAGTACAATCGCAACTCGGCCAGGACGTGTTTGTAAGAATGGTCTGAGTCCAAGATGACGATCTTCGGCGTCATGTCCCGCATTGCTGTCACGTGAAACACAATGTTGTCAGCCAGACTTGACCCTGCCAGCGCGGTAACTCTCATGTGCTCAGGCGCTTTGCGTGGTGCGATGTCGATTGTAACAACCTTACCAGAGATGCCGAAAACGTTCATCAGGTCAGCCATGAACAGTGCTGACCCGCCTTCGTAAGTGCCGGTCTCAATGACTAGCTCCGGACGCACACGCTGCAATAGTTCGGCGTACATCCACAGGTCGGTGGGCGACTTCAGTATCTTGCGCCCACGCCACTCCATTGTGGCCCAGGTTTCACCAGCGGCAGCGGCGTAAAGGTACTGCTTGGTCAGCAAGTCGAGGAGGTATTGATCCGGCCTCAACCTGTCGGACCGCACAAGTTGCTTAACAGCACTAGCAGCCAGCCATATCGCAAGCTTGAGGTTCATTGTTCGAAATAGGCGCACTCTGTCATGGTGCCGCCCCCGCTGCCGCAGCTTGGATGATTGCCGACACGATCCCATCCGCGATGGCCTTGATGGACTCCGCGTCCGGCTTGCTCACCAGATCGTCGGCGTTCACTGTTCGGATGAACTCCATTGTTTGCGTCTCGGTCTTGAGCTTTGCGGCCTCACCCCACATTAGACAGCTTCGGTAACTGATATGCACCGTGTGATTGGTCGATCCAGTCTTAGGATCGACGTACGTGAACCGCTCATTGTAGGTCTGGCAGCCACAGAGCAGCCAGACCAACAGCAAGACTGGAGCAAGAAGTCTCATCAGACGTTCCCGATGCAGGTACTCGCAAGCAAGTATGCCTTGCTGGTGGACCCTTGAAGTTTAGCCGCGAAGCCGAACCCTTCCGGGATCGTACCGCCGTCCTCGATCACTACCCACTTGCACGGAGCAGGCGCTTCACCAACCCAGTTCAGGCAACGGATAACAACCTGCCTGCCGGCAACGCTCCAATCCAGAAACCGGTTGCACGGGAACTCGAACACCTTACCAACCTTCAACGGAACTACGGTTTTGACTAGTTTTCTCATGGTTTCCTTTCAATGGCCTTGACTCGATCGTCAAGCTCTTTTAGTTCAGTGCGCACAAACAGCTCCCACCAGTCAGGAGGCGTCTTCGCGGGCATGGTTGCGATGGTGGTCTTGAGGTTGCTGATCTCCAGGAACACTTGGGACAGTGCCCCACTTACAGCTTTGTCGGTATAGGCCCTCGCCTCGATGCGCTCCTCCTGAATCTGCGCTGCAAGTCCAAAGGTCTGTCTTACTTGCCAAGCTCCCAACGCGAGGAGCATTGGCCACGTTGCAAGCAATACCTTCTGGCTCGCCGCCCACCAGCCCTGAAGTTCTCCAATTGGTTTGCCCATATGCAGCTTACTCCCCGACTGGTGCCGATTGTCGGTAGGCAAGCTGCGCCCAAGAACCACGGTCAGGCGCGATGTTCAACGAAACTGGCAAGCCAGTGACCGCATTCGTGCGAGCCATAAACCAAGCGGTGCAGTCGCGCTCATCAATCTTCACAGGCCGCGCATCACCGACCTGCACGCCGTTGACCAACTTTCGCCGTTTGGCCCAACGTTCGACAATGATCTTGTCAACGCTCGCGATGTTCGTCCCACCGGATTTGACCACCGGCGTCATCACGACACGCACCGTGAAACCGGCGTCTTCCAGTCGGGTCAGCTCTGTGGTTTCAACAGCAGTGATAGGGTCATCGTCCGCCGACCACGCTGGCGCAATGAGCGCCAGCCCGACAATGAGTGTGAGGATTCGTTTCATAGGGTGTTAGGGTTTGAACTCGATGCTCGAAGTGTTGATGGTTACGTCGCCATCCGCAGTGTCCGCGTTCGCGCCGATCAAGAAATAGCCTGCGGCGTTCCAATCGAATACGTCGCCGGTAAGATCTGTGCTGTGCAGGCTTGTGACGTACGTTCCGCTTCCGTCCACGTAGTCAAGCTCAAGCATGAAGTTGTCGCAATCGGAGGCTCCTACACCATAAGCCGCGTAGACCTTACCTTTGAGTCTCCAGCTTCCGTTGTTGTCCGTGCTAGGAATCGTCGCAAGTATTGAAGGCGCGCTTGTGACTGTCGTGTTGACGAGCGCGATTACCTTGTCTTTCGCGTTGCCGTTCGCGGCATGAGTGCCAGCCGCGCTGAACTCGAAGTAAGGAGCTGGAGCTGTCGCGGACGTAGCCTTGACCAAGGCTGCCGCAGGGTATGCGTGCCTGTGCAGGAAGTCACCTGCTGCGAGCACAACGATTGAGAAGTTGTCGAAGCTTCCGGATACAGTCTTTGCATCTGGAGCGTACACCGTGAACACAACCTCATCCGTTGAACCATCAACCATGCCGGAGATTGTCATGGTACCGGAAGGAGCATCGCCATTCGTGAACGTCCGCATTAGATTGCCGCCGATGGTCACAGTCAGCGAAGCATCAGCATCAATAGTCCACGCTCCACCGGAGACAAGAGTCATCGTCACGAATCGCGGCGGACCTACAAGCGGCGTGACTGTCGTATGACTCAGAGAGTTCGTCGCTCCGGTTGCATTAACCACCGCGCTGCTGTTCGTGGTCCAGCTCGCGCCGACGGTCCATCCAGTATCGAAGTTGCCGATTGCGCCACCAGACTCGTCCACGATCTTTGTTGCTCCGGCCAGTGACGATCTGGAGGTTGTTACAGACCTCATCATACCTATGCTGGCAATGTCATCCTGCCCGGCAATCGTAACGCTCGGCGTCACAATCGGCGCACGCCGCCACACGACGTGCGGGTCCACAGAGGCCAGCACGTTCACTCCGTCGGCAGAAGGTGTAGAGTCGGGATGGTATAAGACTACGTCGCGCACCTCGAAGTAATCAGACGTTGTGAATGTGCCGATGTCAGTTAGCGCGATGCGAATCGAGTTCGTCGAAGTCGCTTTGAATGCGGTGACAAACTGTTTCCACGTCGATGTTACCACATTGTCAGGCGAGGCGCTCCAGCCAGTTTGCAATGAGTTCGTGAGTGTCATTGCCGCGTTATTGCCGCGTGCCCAAAAGCTCAGCACGTAATTGACTCCAGCCGTGCACGTCGCCCATGCTATCGGGGCACCAATACCAGTGGCAACATACCTCACCGTCCTATTGTTAACAGTGTGTTTTATGCACGTCGGATCGTATTCACACCATTTGGCAGGCGGCAAATGAGAGTACCCGACCGGCACCCACAGGGATGTCTCCATGCTAGGGAATGTTCCAGCCGTATCTCCGCACGTCACAACCGCTCCGCAATACAATGGGCTCATTGTTGCCAGATTCGCCACGCTGTTCACAGCTACAATGGGAGCCTGGTTTGTCGCGACAAGCTGCCGCATTAGCCCATACTCGTTCACGGCGAGCACCGAATCCAGCTCGGAGGTCGATGTATCCTGCGTGGTTATCGTCGCCTTGTTGATCTCAAGATCCGAGTCGAGGATTCCGGACCGCGTGCCGTCAGCTAGAGTCGTCTTAAGCGTACCAGGGTATCCGGGATTGTAGACGTTATTCACGTTCCCCACCCCACCTCCATACACTGCTCGCAACGCAGTGCTGTAATTGTCCTCCAGCCGCAGGCAATCCGCAAATGACGTATACCGTAGGGCATAGTTATTATCCAAATGCACAAGCTGATTGTTATTGTTGGACATGTAGTTGTTCCGTATAACAACGTTGTGCAAGGGGTTGTCGGCCCAGTGCCATATCCGCAACAGGTAGCGGCTGTAATCCACGACATTGTTATCCATGATCACATTATGCGCCGCATGTGTGGCTGCTGCCGCATACGCAACATCAATGTTGGCGTCAAGTGATAGGTGGTTATTCTGAACAATCAATGTGCCAGCATCACTGAGCGATCCTAGCTGCACCAAGACAGCGTAGTTTGACACAGACGGGATTGTTGTTAGGGATACAATGTTGTTCTCGAAGGTCAAGAACCCGTCGGACACAGTTCCGTAAACCAGAGCGTTATACTTTTCCGTGGCATGGAATGTCAGACCGGACAAATAGCAATCGCGAATATTTAGCGCGCGGGTCGCGTCAATGCCGGCACTGCTAGCGTAAATCATGAACACGTTCGTAACGCACGTTGCATTCCACTGGCAGTTTTCGATGTTCAGAATGTTGCCTTGCAGATAGATGATTCCAGTGCCGTGGCCAGCGTCACCTGTGAATGAGCATCCAGAAACAGTGTGCGATCCGACGGGGTAACCGCGTTTGATATCGATCGTAGGCTTGAACTTGTCATCCGCTGCGCTGTACGCTGCGGCATTATCGAAGTTGCAACCCAACACCATTACGGGATTCCCGCTCAGATACGTGCTATGGCAATAGATCACGTCATACCCTGTGACCCATCCAGTTATGTCCTTATCCACCTCGGTGTCATCATCCGTCGACTGGTAAGTAATTGTCGTGGCATTCGTGCTGATGATTTTGGGACGATACGTCGTGGCTCCGTCTACCACATATTGCATGACTTCGTTTGTGCCGGTGAAGCCTCGTATTACGATGCCTTGGTTTATTCCGAGCTCGAGCGGTGGAGTGGCTAATGTCAGAGTAACGATGCCGTCAAGGTCCTTCACGGCATGAGTTATCGCGTAACGCGCTGTGCTGCGAGCATCCTCAAAGGTGCATGCTTCGATCAGCGTTGGCCCAGTCGTGCCAATCCATCCCACCTGAGTTACGGAGATATTGCGCATCCTAGACATGACGCTCCCGGTAATCGGCACAGGCTTTGAGCCGTTTCCACTCGCGTCTGTGGCCCCCTGTAGAGCATCGTGAAAGTAGCAGTGTTTTACCGTCAGGGTTTGAACGTCAGTGTGAAGACGGGTGCCCCACATGCAGCCGGAGATCGCCTGTGCAATGTTGTCAAACTCACACCCATCGACATACAGCCGGCCAATCTTTATGTCGTCGACGAATATACCAGCAGCCCCTAGCCATGCGTACCATGTGTCATAGTCGCGCATCTTGTCATAGTCGGCTGTGAATGTGGAGTCGATAACTACGTAGTCAGCTATCGTGTGTGTGGTCGATACGCCCGACGCACCCTTCAAAGCCTTATACACCAGAACACCGGACACACAGTCCGTAAATGTGCATCGCCGAATCTCCAGCCTTTCCATGTCCTGAGCCAGATCCGAATCTATGTGTAAGGCTGCTGTGCCTTCGAAGAACTCAATGTCGGAAACGAAAACGGACGCCATCGCATCAGCCTCAAACCAGTAGCGACTTCCCGTCAGATATTTTCCAACTGGCGCGATAGCTGGGTTGTGCGTGAACCGCGTGCCACCATTCTTGTCACCGCTGATTGACAGAGATGTTAGGCCTCTTATCATGCTTGCGAAGTAGTACGTGCCAGCCGGGAAGAAGACATGCTTGCCAGTGCCAATTGCTGCCGTGACAGCCGCCACACAGTCCGCGACTCCAGTTGGGTCCGCACCGAAGTCAAGGACATTGACCACGCCGCCATTCTGCCGCACCCAGTAGCCACCGCCCGTGGCTGCGATCACATTGCCGCCGTCGGCTGTGTAGCCAGATGCGGCATAAGAGAAGACTCCACCGCGAAGCTCGTCCGCAACGAGCACGCTATCCTCTGCTCCGCTGTACGCTGCTAGCGCGGTCAGGTCAGACACGACGTTCGTGTCTTGCTTGCCACTGATCGCAGCGACCACGTTTGTCGCGCCAATAGCAACGTCAGTTGCGACCAGCGTACCTACTCCAAGCGCCGTCACGCTGTTCGTCCCGACCGTGGCCCATTCATCAAGCTGCGGGTCGGCATCCTGCTTGCCCGAAATCGCAGCGACCACGTTTGTCGCGCCAATCGTGACCGTGCCCGTAGTCAGGTTCGTCGCGATGACATCACTTACGACCAGCGCACCCACCCCCAACGCCGTTACGCTGTTCGTCGAGACGCTGGCCCACTCATCAAGCTGCGGGTCGGCGGGTTGCTTTCCTGCGATTGACCCAACGATATTCGTTGTTCCGAGCACAATGTTGTCAACAGTAGCAACCGCGTCCGGACCGACCATTACAACCTCACCAGCAAGGTTAGTGCTGCCGGACAGGGTTTGGCCGAACAGAGTTGCGCGAGACTTCTGGCCGATCTTGCTGTAGATCCGACCATGATCGGCAGTTGCAATCTCTGCCGGGTCATCATCCAACAGCGGAAGCACGCCGTAGTTATTTGTCGATAGAACGAAAAGACCCGTCAAGGTCGAGTAGTTCATCACGCCTGACGGAGAGATGTTCGCCGGAACAAACGGCGTCGTGCCGTCGGCCTCTGTAAGCAACAGGCCATTGCCAACCGTGCTCATCGACAATAGCGACGCCTCCGACCCACCCGCGAATCGTACACCTACGATGGTCGTATCGTCCGCAGCCGTGGCGAACCGAACTGACGTGCTCGTTGTTGCCAACCCGAAATTTTGATTCGTTCCCCACTCGCCCAACCCGAGCGCCGAGCGCCCGTCGCCCGCCGTGGACAGCGTCAACCAGTTTGTGCCCATCGAGCCAGGATCAGCCGGATTGAGTCCGATCAAGCCCCGGACTCCCGCCGCCGTCGCCTGCGTCAAAAGGTTCGTCCCGAGTGCGCCAGGTTCCCCTGCATCCAACCCGACCAGTCCCCGCACACCCCCCGAAGTCGCTTGCGTCAGGAGGTTCGTCCCGAGCGCCCCCGGTGCCGAAACGTCGAGTCCCAACACCCCGCGCCCCTCGGCTGCCGTGGTCAGCGTCAACCAGTTCGTCCCCATCGAGCCTGGATCACCAACATCGAGTCCGAGAACACCACGCACGCCAGCCTCATTGGTCGTTCCAGTCCCGCCTCGATCAATCGCAAGTACGCCCGTTTCCCCGCCACCAAGCACGGTCCAAATCGAGTTCGAGTTCGCCGCGAAGAAATTCGTTGGCCATAGAAGCGATCCATTCGAGCTGCTTGCCGTGATCGTTTTCGGAGTGGCGTCAGCGGCGAATGCGCTGAACACAAGCCACAGAATCGACAGAGTGAAAAGAAGGAAAGTTTTCATGGAGCTTGTCACGTTATGATCAAACCTATTTCGTCTCCCGCACCATAGCAAGTCAATTTCCGGTATCGGTCCTCGTCATGGCTCCAAAGCATGAGCCCGTTCGAGTACAGCCCGTTGGGAGGTTCGCTCGTTCCAATCGTGTCGAATGTCAACCCGATCTCCGTCCCTTCACCGCTCAATGTGATCTGGTGGTAATACGCCGTGCTCGGGTTGTACAGGTACAACGACTCAAAGTGATTTGCCGGGTCCGCCAGAGGAGGAGACGAAGTGCCGTCCGGGTCAATGACGATCCCTCGCTCGATCCCGTCTCCCTCGATCTTCAGGTAATGCCACAACCCCGAATCAGTGTTGTGCAGGTACACCAACCGGAACAACGAGGCGATCACGGCATCCGGCGTCACGACGTCCGCCAGTTCGTATGCGCCATCTTCCGGCAACACGATCCGGAACGGTTTGCCGCCCTTGACCTGGACCCAGTATTCGCCGATGACCAAGCTTGCGCTGAGCGCACCGTCTTCGTCGCATTCCACGTCCACCGGATCGCTGTCGATGATGGACGTCCCGCGCACCTGAGGCTGGTTGCGAAGCGTGAACCGGACGTGCTTCGTGTAGGGCGTCCCATCCGCCGCCGTGATTGTGCCTGTGAGCGTCGCCATGTCAGTTCCTCAGACTCCGCAGAAACCGTCTCATCCCGTTGCGGAACGAATCGACGAACCACTTCCGTTGCCTCGGGATGGCCGTCGGCCAAGGCTTCTGGTTCACGGATTCTTTGAGCCGGTAATAGAACACCGCTTTCTTGCTGTCGTCTTTCCCGCACAGGAACAACCGCCCGTCTTTCATGCGGATGACGAACAGCTTCCCGGCGATGGATTCCAGTTCAGCCGCACGCCGCGCATACGCCTCCGGGTGAATCGGGATCGTCAGGAAACGGACGTTCTTTGCCGCGATGACCCCACCGTAGATTTTCTGGTTGATCCGCTTGTCCGTTATCCTGACCTCGACCGAGTCCCCGCCCACGATCGGTCCGCGAATCGAGTCTGCGATTTGGTTCCAGAAATGCGTGCGCCGTGTCCCGGTGCCCTCTTGCACGAACCGGTTCGGCTCGCTCTGGTCCGTCAAGTGATACCAGTCGACCAAGTCGTCAACCACACGTTGCCCGCCCGCCCGCATCGCCTCGCGCAACTGTTCGGCGGTCGGCATCGAGCGCCGGATGTCTGCACCCACGCTGCTGATTTGGACTGACACCAGTTGGCTCATCCGGTCCTCCGCAACACGCCGTCTGAACCAAGCGCGAACCCCGGCAAGTTCCGCGCCACCGCAGCAGCAAGAGTTCGCCCCATCCGCTTGGTCGCAGCCGTCTGCATGCCCTCGGTCAGCTTGCGCGGCTTGACCCTCTTCGCTGCTTGGGTGGACACGCCCAACCGTTTCGCCTCGCTCCGGTGGACCATCCGCGTCCACATGCCCGAGTTGAAGTCGAAAATCGGGTAGGGGTGCTTGAATGCGCTGATCTTCGTCCAAACATCCGAGTCGAACGGCGCCACAAACCGACCGCGCCGCAACCGCCCGCCAGCTTGCCGCCACCGCAACGGCCAATTGCGCGGCTCCATCCTCTGCTCTGCCCGGTACATCTCCACCGCAGGCCACGTCTTCAACCGCTCTGATTGCCACATGTGCCGCCCGTAGCCTTCTGCGAGCTTGCTGTTCGTGTCCACTATGACGTGGAGCCTCGCGTCGCTCGACAAGTCCTTGATCGTCCCTTCCTCGCCCGGCTCAGGTTCGTAGCCTGTCCTGTCGAGCCAATCTTTGAGCGCCGCCTTGGCGCCGACCGCATCCAACTCCCCTGACAGCACTCCCTTGCTCACCCGTCGGATCTGCTCGAGGAATTTGGCGTCCGTGACGCACGCCGAAAACAACGACGCTTGCCGAACCTCCGGCCTGATCTGCGACCATTGCGCCGACGTGAACCCGGACGCCACACGCCTCTTGGCCCCGATGAGCCCTTTGCTAGCGATTGATGGCGTGCGCGGCATGGGTCAAATCCCGTCTTGGCTCTCCCGGTCGAACTCCTGGACCAAATCGTCCCCGGCAGGATCAAGCGGCGGTTGGTACACCGGCAAAAGGATTCCCGGCGCGGTTTCCGTCCCTGTCCCTTCGGCATCCGTCGGGAGCATGATGATCGGCCCCTTGCACGTCGCGATTTCTTTGAGCAACGCCTTGGCAGCCTCAGCAGCTTTCTTTCGCTCGCCCCCTTGGTCCAGGACCACTCCACCCGCTCGCGCCATGATCTTGACCACGATCATCGAACACGCCGCATCGAGAAGCAAATCAGGGATGAGCCCGGCACCGGCCAACGTGTACCTTGGACACGCCATAACGTATGACCTGACGAGCGCTGTCACCTTGTCGATGATGCCTTGCACCGGGTCTTCGTCCCCCGGTGAAGTCGTCGCCCGTCGGAACGCCTCAAGCTCCTGCCCGCTCAAGTATTCCCGCAGGTCGTCCTCTGTGATCGCTGTCCAGGCCATGATAACGAGATGGCCGGGGCGATTTCGGCGCAACGCCCCACCGCACCCGGCCAACGCACTGCCGGTTGGAACCGCTTTACGAAGTCGCGTTGCTCACCACGATCCGCTTGGCAGCGGCGGAGTTCGTCACCTGAACGTCCGCCGCCCAATCAAACTTGGCTACCGTGACACGCTGGTCGTCCCGGAGATACTGCCCAGGCACCATCCACAACCCACGAGGACGAAACGTCTTCATGAAACTCGGATCACGCCGGGTCGGCGTCTGCCGAGCCGCGAAGATGAGCACGCTGGTGTCCAGCACGAATGCCGGGACGTCAGTCACGCCCTCAGCCGCCGTGTCCTTGACCATCAGGGACAACATGGTTTCCGGCTCACCAAACAAGAGGTTGGAAATCGAGGCCACCGTGACATTCGGTGCAGCCGTCGCCGGGACACCCGTTCGCCCGCCACGATTGCCGCCCGCTCCCGCCGTAATGACTCGGTTGCGCACTGAATCGCAGTTCTTGATGTACAGCCATGCCGTCGCGCCGAACAGCACGCGCACACCCATCGCGCTGCCGTAGCGGGCCGCGAGAATGACGTCCTTGATGTAACCGTCGATGATCGCAATCGGATCGTCTGGGTCAGTCGTCTTGTACGGCTTCACCGTCGCGCTCGAACCGACCGTGGCAACAGCAAGGTCAACAACGCGCTGTTCGTGTTGAAGCGAGCCGATTTCAGCCGCCAGATCCGCCGCCTCGTTAACCATGTCTTCCAGTTTCGATCCCTCGTCCTGGACCAACATGTCCACCGGCACGTCGATGGCGTGAGGCTGACAGTTGTACGTCGCATCCTCGGCACCCCAAGTCACTTCCGTCGCACGGCCACCGATCGCTCGGGACGTGTTCGGAATGTGGAAAGCGTGCTTGCGGTCGTATTTCTTGTAGCGCCCGATCATGGTGTCCACCTCGATGGTGGGGGCCAGGAAATTGGCGACCGGCTGCGACATCGTCTGCGCCAGACCGTACGCGTACTGCACCGCCATCGGGCTCGGCGTGAATTGTGAGAGTTGAGTTGCCATATTGTTCCTCTTGTTTCTTCGTTGTTCTCTTGTGTGATCGTAGTCGGTCCCGGAGCCGCCCCTACCTTAAGACGGCCCCGGGACTGTCGTCATGTTTTAGCCCGCGCTCGGAATCTCAGCCGCAACCCAGTTCGTCCCGTTCGTGTTGATGAAACGAGTCAAGGACCATGCCGCGCACGAAACACCGACCGTCGTGTGCGTGTTGCCGTTCAACGTATCGCCAGCCGGAGGATAGACCACCATCGCGTCCGTCGCTTGCCCGATGTAGACGTCATACGTGTAACCGATTGACGTTCCGGCAGGCAGAATCACTCCGGAATTAGCCGCGCCGGTTGCGAGACAGAACCCGCCAGGAACAAACGGCAAAGCAGCCGCATCCGCATTCGTGGTCCCCGCACCAGTCACAGCATCAACGTTCACGTGTCCAGCCGCCTTGTACTGGTCGCCGATCATGACCGCCCACACTGCCGCGTCGATCGCGTAACAGACCGCGAATCCCTTGCCGGGAATGACGACGCCAACAGTCGCGCCGAGACCGTTCAATGTGTCGCTGGCCCCTGGATAAAGGAACAGACCCTTGTCGGCCACAGTGTTGTGCACCACCATGAGCTTGCCTGCGACCGCAGTCGGCAGGATCACGCCCTTGGCATTGTCGGATGCCGTAACGTTCGTCACCGTTTTGCTGATCGCAGTCGCATCAGCAGCGCTCGAACCAGCAGCAGCAGCCGTCCCGGTCTCGAACGCCACAGTTCCCGCCGTGGTCAATCCACCCGTCAGGCTTGCCGCCCCGGTAGTCGTCAAAGCGCCGCCGTCAAGGTTCAATGGAGTGGCATGCGTGCCGTCGGCGAATAAACCGAGCGCGACGAGCGTGTCTTTGATGTCCGCCGTGTTCGCTGCTTGAACGACCGGCGTCGCGTTGTAGAACCCGACTTTCTGATTCGCAGCCCCGCCGATCTTAAGCCCTTTCGTGGTGCCAGTCACGAACGTGTGATCATCCGCCAAGGTCGTGGTCGCACCGTCGTACCACGCCGTCGCCGTGCTGTTGACCAAACCGGGGGATACCGGGCGGAACTTGACGTAGCCGCCAGCCGCCGCATCCTCCTCGGCGTAGCCGATGATGGTCGATCCGTTGACCGCAGACACCGCCGTCCCGTCGCTGTGGACCGTGAGCAGTTCGTTCGCAGTGATCGTCCCGCCAGCCACGCAACGCAAATTGCGATGCGGACTCAACGGCAAGACCTCGATGGGCTTGCTCGCAGCCGCACCGGCCTGGAGCAGGTAAATCGGGTCGTCCGTGACGCCGCTCACCAGAACCATTTCCATGTACTTCCCGCCAGAAGCCGCCTCCAGCGTCACCATGTTGCCGGTCGGCGTGACGAAGTAACCCTCCTTGTCGACCATCGTCGCGGCGGACGAGTTGACCGCCGTGAACGCGCCTTCTTGCGTGTTGCTCTGAATGAAACTGCCGATTGACATAATCGTTTCTCCTTGTTCGTTTGTTGCTGATTGTCGCCCGTGATTACTCCGCGCCGTTCACCGGCACCTTGTTTGATTTTTGCGCCATCTTCCACGCCTGCGAAAACGTCATTCCGTTGCTACGGTTCGCCGCGAAGAGTTTCTGCGCCTCGATCCGCACCGCCTCGGGGTCCCCTTGGCCACCCTGTTCGCCGTGCGCTGCCGGTGGCAACGGCTGGACGCGCCGGTTGAACAACGGTGCGATGACCGGCTTCGCCTCCACCTTCTCGACCTTGGCCGGTTTCGGAGCCATTGCCCCGAGCACCTTGACCACGGCACCCCGGTTCATCACGCATAGTTCGCGCAACGCCGCCTTGGCTTCCTTGTCCTCGCCAAGCATAGGGTCGAACCGCGATGCGTGGACGTCGGCCAGCTCTTTCTCCAACTCCTGGATGCGCGTCGCCAGGGCCTCGTTGCCCCGGTTCATCGCTTCTTGGCCGTCGTCTTCCACGGCTTCGTCTGCGGGCGCGGCGTTCAGCGCCTCTTCCTCAGCCTGCTTGGCTCGGTTTTCCGCCTCGATCTTGACGTCAGCGATTGCTTTCGTAATTTCGTCGTCGGTCGCTTCCCGGTTCAGCCCGAGCAGTTCGACGAGTGTCTCTTTGTACTCCATATCACGTTCCTTCTTCGATGATGGTTTCTGTTCCACTGCCCGGTTGCTTACCGGCTCCATTCCTTTGATGTTTGGATCGTTCGTCAATGCTAACCGTACCAGTTTCGTCGGCCTCTTGCGATCCCCACTTACCTCGACGAACCCGGACAAGACCGGAGATATGAGCCTGTACTCCCCGCCGCGCACGGCTTTCTCGCCCGACTCCGAGAACCGCACATGCGCCCACAAGTCTTCGCCGCGTTGCTCGATCTGATCGACCCAACCAGCAGCTCCAGACGGCTTGTCCTTCTGGTGCGAGAAGTGGTCGTAATCGAGGAGCATCCCGGGCCAGTTCTCCTGCTTGGCTTGGTCCGCGAAGTCCGACGCTATCGCCTTCATCGCCTCGCCGTCGCAGACTTGTGTGATACCGGCATCCGCGTTGGGCCATTCACCGGCAGACAAGACCTGGACCCAACCGTCAGACGGAGGCTCGAACTTGCTGTTGCTGATGAGGTGGCCGTTCACGGTCTCTTCGGCTTCGCGCCGCGCTCGATGCTCTCGGTCAACGCCGACTCCATCGCCTTGGCTGCGGCAGAGTTCTTGAGCATCTTCGTCAATTCAGATGGGAGTTCTTTCTCCAAATCGCGTAACCCATCCATCAATTCATCTTCATTGTCAAGAGCCAAAATATTCCTAATCTTGTCCCGCACACCGGAAAGGTCCTTGGAAATGCCTTTGGCGAACTTGCGCTGGTAAAGCCGGATCGCCGTCCGCATGGACTTCAAGTAGTCCTCGTTCTCCTTCGCGGTCGGGTAAGTCGTGATGATCGGCCTCGGGTCCGGGTTGGCCTCGCTCCGCACCTCAGACACCTCGGCGTATGGCCTGTGTATCCGCATCAGATGCTCCGAGCTCCGTTGCGGACCGCCCTTGTGCAACCTCGCCGCCGTGTATTGCGGAGCGGCTGGCGGTTGGCTCGATGGGGCATCGTAGTCGGACGCCTTGTTCGCAGCCCCTTCCGCCAGCCATTCGTCTCCGCCCACCACCACTTCGCTCTCGTCCCCGCTTCCTTCCCCGCCTTGCTCGGCCAAATCCATCTCTTCTGCTCCAGGCTCTTCGGCTCCAGGTTCCCCGCCGAACATGTCCTGCTCCATCCCGCCCGGCTGGCCGAATGCGCTTGTGACCTCCATCTCCAGCATCTCGCTCGCCTGATCGTCCGACACCCTGAACCCCGCCGCCGCCACCGCGCCCAGGATGTTCGCGGCCTTTTCCTTGTCCGCAGCGTCTTTGATCTCCAACGCGAACTCGACCATCGCCTTCTCGTGCCCACGCCGTTTCAACTCCAGCAAGTCGATCTGTTTCCTGAAACACTCGCAAATCTCTTCGCCTTCGCCCTCGGCGATGTCGCTGAACACCTCCGCGTGTTGCCCGCTCGCGCCTTGCCCGATCCCAGTCGGGTCGCTCAACATCGTCAGCTTGCCGCCAGTCCCGGCCAACACCAACTCCATGTTCTGGTAATCCAGATGGGGTTGGAAAGGGTGCGTCGCAGCCCCGACCGCAGCCGTCGTGCTCGTGATCGACCAGCCAGGAGGAAGTACGCCGCGACCGTTGCCGATGATCTTCTCGATGGTCCCGACCACTGTCGAAGCATCCCCAGAGCGCATGTTGAGGTCAGCGCAGACAGCGAAGATCGACGGCACGCCGAACGTCTCCACGAACATGTCCCAATCTTTCTTCGACAGGTTCTTGCGCAGGAAGATGATCAAAGCGATCTCGTCCAACGGGTCCTCACACTCCCGGATCACGAACGCTTTCGGCTCGATCCGCGCCCCGCTGTTGGTCTGCATCGCTTGCGGGTTGAACAGCCAGTCTCGGATGGGATAGCTGAACGCCCAGTACCACTGCGGGACCGGCTCAAGGTGCGTCATGATCCCGTCGCCGTCGACGTGCTTCTCCAGATGCGAGAATCCCCGGAACGTCGCCAACGCCATCCACCGAAGCGCGTCGGTCAGGTTGTCGACCGACTCGTAGACGTCGTTCAGGATCTGCTTCTGCTCCTCGACCGTGTCCTGGACGAACGGGTCGGTCTCATGCCGCTCGCGATAAGAGTCCTTGACCCTGATCGTCCACTGGAGTT